CTATCGACGACCTGCATTGGCGGACGCCGGTCGATGATGTAAAACAGGCTATCCGGCGGGCGTTTGCCACGTACCGGGTGCGGGAGCTGGCCGCCGACCCGTACAGGTTCGAGCAGTCACTAACCGATCTTCGGGACGAGGGCTACCCGGTGGTCGAGTTCCCGACTAACAGCCTGGCCCGGATGGTGCCGGCGACCCAGGCCTACTATGACGCCGTTTTGGATGGCCGCCTAACCCATGATGGCAACAAGGCGCTAGAACGGCACGTAAGAAACGTGGCCCTAAAGTCTGACAGTAGGGGCGTCAGGATCACTAAGGAGTTTGCATCTTCCCGGCGCCATATCGACCTGGCGGTGGCTGCTGTTATCAGTTACTACAGGGCGGCCACATGGCGGGAGGCCCAGACAAAGCGTGAAGCTAGGTTGCTGGTCGTGTAGGGGGCCGTCGTGCGTGGTGTGATTACTGGGGCGCTGTATGTCGCCGGTGTCGTGTGTGTGGTGGTAGGGCTGGCGATGGTGTATGTGCCTTTGGCGTGGCTGGCCGCCGGCGCCTTCATGGTGCGGCTGGGCTGGGCTTTAGAGTCTGGGGGTAGCGCATGAGCGTACTTGGGCGTGCCCTGTTGGGCGGCGGTGGTGGAGGCCGGCTGGAGCGCAGAGGGACGACGTTTGCGGATCTGTGGGGCCGTGGACTTGACGCCTACGGTATCCGGGTGGCGTCCGGCCAGCGGGTGAACTCCGAAACGGCGATGCAGATCACGGCGGTGTTTGCTTGCGTGCGTATCCTGAGCGATAACGTGAGCACTCTACCGCTTGACGTGTTCATCCGGTGGGATGGGGTGCGTAAGCCGTTCAGGCCGCCGCCTGAGTGGCTGGCATTCAAAAACGGGCACTTGCGGAAAATTGACCTTTTATCGCAAATGGTGGTGAGTATCCTCCTGGACGGTAACGCTTACGTAGCCGTTTATCGTGACGCTGATTTGCGGATCGTCGCCATGGAGGTGCTGGACCCGGCGAGGGTGCAGGTGCGCCGGGATGGTGCGGATATCACTTACTGGGTGAACGGTGCGAGGTTCTCCAGGCTGGATATCTTGCACGTCCCGGGAATGATGATGCCCGGGGCCCTGGTGGGTATGTCGCCGGTTGCTTATGCGCGGGAGACGTTGGGGTTGAGCTTGGCGGCTACCGAATACGGGGCGGCGTTCTTCGGTAACGGGGCCCTGCCCGGCATGGTGGTGGAGGTCCCCGGCGAGCTGTCCGAGGCTGGTATTCAGCAGTTGAAACTAGCTTGGCGGGAGGTCCACCAGGGGGCGGGTAACGCTCACAAACTGGCGGTGCTGACTGAGGGCGCCAAGTTCACGAAAGTGTCGGTGAACCCTGAGGACGCCCAGTTTCTGCAGACACGGCAGTTTCAGGTGCCCGACGTGGCTCGCATCTACGGGGTGCCACCTCACTTGATCGGCGATGCCAGCGGGTCCACGTCGTGGGGGTCCGGTCTGGCTGAGCAAAACACGGCGTTTGTGCAACACACGTTGCGGCCGCTGGTCGAGCGGATCGAATCGGGCTTCAACTTCCTATTGCGGTCGGAAGGGTTGCCCGATGGTGCTTTCGTAAAACTGTCACTCGACGGGCTGCTCCGTGGCTCGAATAGTGAGCGGCTGGACTCCTATACACGGGGGATCGCTGCAGGGTTCTACACGGTGGATGAGGTGCGGGCCTGGGAGGACCTGCCACCGCTTCCGAAGGCTTCCGATGGGGGAGGTTCCTAATATGTCACAGTTTGAGCGTCGCACGTTCGCCGGCACGGTGGAGGTGCGGTCGGAGTCTGACGGCCGTCGGGTGGCGGTCGGGTACGCTGCCAGGTTCAACACGTTCAGCCAAAATCTTGGTGGGTTCGTGGAGGTGGTGGACCCGGCGGCTTTCCGGCAGACCTTGCGGGAGGCGGACGTTAGGGCCCTGTTCAATCACGACCCTAACTATGTGCTCGGCCGCCGGTCGGCTGGCACGCTCCGGCTCGAGGAGGACGCTTACGGCCTGCGCTATGAGGTGGATTTGCCGGACACTCAGGCCGGCCGGGATTTGGCGGTCCTGCTGGAGCGTGGCGACGTTAGCGGCTCATCGTTCGGGTTCCGTGTGATCGCCGATGACTGGGGCGAGACACCGGAAGGCTTCCCGTTGCGTACGCTAAAGCAGGTGGCTTTGCGTGACGTGGGCCCGGTCACCTTCCCCGCTTACACTGCGGCCGACGTTGCTTTGCAACGGCTGGCCACTGCTCGCAGCCTTGACCTGGCGGTCGTCGTTGACGCTGCCAGGCGTAATGAGCTGCGGGCCGTCCTGTTCCCTGAGCCTGGCGATAGCACGGGGGCGGCCGGCGACACCGACGCTCGCGTGCTCCGGCGCCGGCTGAGGGCGTGAGCCAGGCGACACCTACTCACAACATCCCCACCTTTTCGGTTCTTTCGATCCCTGGAGGATATCTACTATGACCCCTGACCATGTGAAGCGGGCCTATGCGGCCCGGATGCGTGCAGTGGAGGAGCTGCGCGCGCTTGATGCGGCCGCTGAGGGCCGGGAGTTCACGGCTGAGGAGGCGGCTAAGGAGGCCGCCATCAACGATGAAATCAGGCGGCTTGACGCTGTGATTTCGGACGGACTGGACAGCCTGGCGAAGGCTGAGCAGTTGGCGGCTGCGGTCGCCAAGTTCGGCGCCGGCGATGTTCGCCCTGAGCGGCGCAGCGCTGAGCGTGAGGAGCTGCGCAGTTTCGTGCAGGGCAAGCAGTCGAGCGTAGTGTTCATGCCGGCCACCTATGAGGAACGGGCCGCCATGAATAAAGGCACTCCCGCTGAGGGTGGCTACCTGGTGCCGGTCACCATGTACGATCAGATCGTGAAGGCACTTCGCGACCTGTCCGTCGTGCTGGAGGCTGGGGCTAACGTCCTGTCTACTGCGTCCGGTGAGGATATTACCGTCCCGCGTAGTGACGCTTTCCCGTCGGCGGCGATCGTGTCCGAGGGTGCCGCTTATGGCACGTCCGATAGCACGTTCGGGCAAGTGACGTTGCGGGCCTACAAGTACGGCTTCATCTCCACGGCGTCCGAGGAGCTTTTGAACGACAGCGCCTTTGACGTGGAGGCCTACGTCGCCGAGGTCGGTGGTGAGGCGCTGGCTCACGCCATGGGCGGGCACTTTGTGGTCGGGACTGGTACAGGCCAGCCGCAGGGTGTTTTGCACTCCACCGCTGGCGTGACCACCGGCCACACTTTGGCGACCGCCGGCGTGATCACAGCCGACCAGATCATCGACATTTACCACAGCGTGCCCCGACCGTATCGGGCTAGTGCGTCGTGGCTGATGAGCGATGAGCTGGTGAAGGCTGTTCGCAAGCTGAAGACGGTCGATAATCAGTATCTGTGGCAGCCGGGGATGGCTGCCGGCACGCCTGACACGCTGCTCGGCCGGCCGGTGCTGACCGATCCGGCGGTCCCCGCCTTCTCGAACACTGCCGGGCTTATCCTCGGTGGGTTCGGTGACTGGCGGCGTGCTTACACGGTGCGGATCGCTGGTGGTGTCCGGATTGACCGGTCTACTGAGTACGCTTTCGCAAACGGCCAGGTTGCGTGGCGGTTCTCGGTGCGGGCCGACGGCCGGATCGTTGACACGAACGCAGCCCGCAAGTTCAAGAACCCTTGATGGCTGAGTGACTGGCTGGGGGTGTGTGCGATCCACCGCCCCCAGCCTTTGGCTGGCTGGCTGTGGGTGTGTGCGATCCACCGCCCCCAGCCGGCCGGCTGCGTGGCTCTCCGTGGCCTACAGGTACCGGAAACGACGAGATAGGGGATTATATGGCCAGGTTTCGGGTGCTCCAGTTTTGTGCCACCGCCCCGGGCATGCCTGACTGGAACGTCGGGGACATCGTGGACCTTCCCGACGGGACGGTGGCGGACTATCTGGAGCCGGTGGACGACGACCCGGCGCCACCGAGGCGGGCGAGGTCCAGGGCCGAGAGGGCGGTCATGCCTGATGCGGCCGAAACGGCGACCACGGACTAAGGGGGCCGCATGGCGTACGCTACCGTAGCCGAGCTGACCGCCCTCGATGGTATGAGCGACCCGGCGGTCACTTCAGCGCTCAAAACTGACGCCCTCGCTTACGCCGAGGAGCTCATCGATGACTACTGCGGGACCAGCTTTACGGTGAAGGCGTTCACGGTCACGCTTGACGGTAACGACAGGCAGGCCATCAACACCGGGGTTTTATTCCTCCGTTCGCTGACGAGTGTCACGGTGGATGGTGTGGCCCAAAACATCGCCGGGTGGGGTTTGTACGATCACGGGCTCATCGTGCGCGATTCCGGGGTGTTCACTAGTTCCGTGGTGGGCCGTAACGTGGTGGTGTCCGGCACTGCTGGCGTGACCACCACCCCGCCGGCGGCGATCAAAAGCGCTTGCCTCGACATTGCTAGGCAGTGGATCCTAGACAAGGTGAGCCGTATTCCTGATGGGGCGATGAGCATTACTAATGAGTTTGGAAACATCGCCCTGGCGCAGCCGATCGGTCCACGCCAGCCGACCGGCCTCCCGCAGGTAAACAGCATCCTCAATCGGCATCGGCACCGACCGCCGGGGGCTGTGTGATGGCTGGCACGACGATGGTCGCTGTGAAACAGGCGCTAGTAGACCAGTTGGGGGCCTTGCCGGCGCTTGCTGACGCTTTCGTCAGCTACGGCCACCCTGGCGAGCGTGGGCGAAAGGAGCTCATTTGGCTTGGTGACGTGCGGATCGGCGACCAGGAGCCGGTGGCGATCAAGGCGGGCCGCCGCAGGCGTGAGGAGTCTTACGAGCTGGAGCTAAACGTCGAGGTGGCCGGCACCAAGCTGGCGCCTGAACGGTCCGAGCTGCGGGCAGTGGAGCTGGGGACCGTGGTCGAAGAGTACCTAGCCGATCATCCTATGCTAAGCCCGCCGGTGGCCGGCGTCCTGTTCGTGGTGGTGACCGGGGCCACGTTGCGCACTGTGGACACTTCTAACGGCCCGGTGTCCAGGTTGACCTTTACCGTTCAAGTCAAAGCGAGGCTGCTCTAATGAAGTCCGAAAACGTGACCGCCACCTACACCGGCGGTCTGCCTGGTGTTGTGGTCGCCCTACCGTCAGGGCGCACCCTGGAGTTTGTGAAGGGTAAGGCTGTACCCATCTTGGCGAGCGAAGCGGAGGCGCTCGCTAATCATCCCGAGTTCGTGGTCGGCGACACGGCCGCACCTGTTGAGGAGGTCACCAAGTGAGCGGCGTTCACGATCAGGCTATTTTGGTCGGTAAGGAAACGACCTATGGTACCCCTGTGGCCTTGACCCGCGCCTATGAGGCGAAGGCCGACACGTGGAAGCGGGAACAGGAAGCTATCGAGTCGGTGGGCTTCCGTGCGGGCATGCACGCGCTGCGCAGCGACCGGCGGGTGCAGGTCACCATGGGGGCCGCCGGCGAAATCGAGTTCGACGTGTTGACGAACGGGTTCGGTCTGCTCGCTCAAGGGGTTTTCGGGAGCGTGACTAACCCTACCCAACAGGGTGGCTCGTCGGCCTATAAAAGCACGTTCCAGAGTGCGTCGGATGCGAGCCCGGTCAGTTTCACAATTCAAAAGCTGGCGGTGAATAACGCCGGCACGTTGCAGGCGTTCACCTACCATGGGGCGGTCATCACCGAGTTTGAGCTTAGCCAGGACGTGGGCGGTCTGCTGGTCGCCAAAATGTCGTTCGACGCTGAGGATGAGGACACGACGACGGCCGCCGGCACGCCCACCTATCCGGCGGGTGCTGTGCCGTTCAACTGGACGCAGGCGGCGGTCACGGTCAGCGGTAACGCTGTCGAGGTGACGTCGTTCAAGTTCTCGGCTAATAACGGCCTGAAGACAGACCGGCGGTTTCTGCGTGGCTCATCGTTGAAGCGGGCCCCACGTCGTGCGGCTGTGCCCGAGTATTCAGGGGAGATGATGGTCGAGTTTGCGGACTTGACCCAGTATAACAACTTCAAGAACGGGGCGATCGTGCCTATCGTGGCGACGTGGACCGGGGCGGTTATCGGCGGCAGCTATAACTACGAGGTAAAACTAACCCTTGCCGCCTGCCAGTATGATGGCACCACTCCCGAGGCTTCGATCGACGATCTGACCATGCAGGCGCTGCCGTTCAAGGTGCTTCACAATGGCACCGACCCGGCGGTCAAGCTGGAATACACCAGCACCGACACCACGCTCTAGTCATGTCCCGCCCACCTGTTGTCGCTTCGGTCAAGGTGGAGGGGTTGCGTGAGCTGCAACGAGAGTTGCGTCGGCTGGAGGAAACAGAGCTACGTAAGGAGTTGCGGGGGATCAATAAGGACGCCGCACGGATCGTGGCCGACGAGGGCAAGGCTAGGGCGCCTTCGCGTACC